AGTAAAGTTTTATGCTCAAAGTGGCCACTGATTACGCGCAGTCCATCGTCGACGGTCGCCGTCCGTCCGGTAAATGGATTTACGCGGCAGCAAAAAGATTTCTAGCGGATCTCGAGCGCGCGGATATTTATTTCGACGCCGCGGAATCTGAGCGCATGGGCGCGTTCTTCGGCGAGCTCACGCTGATCGGCGACTCGACCGGCGAACCCTTTGCGCTCGCTCCCTGGCAACAGTGGGCGATCAGCAATCTCTATTGTTGGCGCAACACCGACGACAACGAGCGGCGCGTTTCGAACGGCCTACTCCAGGTGGGTCGCGGAAACGGGAAGACCACGCTCATGGCCGGCCTCTGTCTTTACGACCTCCTGAGCGGATCAGGCAAGCGGGTGCATTGTGTCGCGAATCGAGTTGAGCAAGGCGAGATCCTCCTGGACACCGCTCGAGAAATGGCGAAGGGTCTCGGCGACCGGCTCAAGACCTTCCAATTCACCCTCGAGGATCGCGACCACGATTGCATTATGTCGGTGCTCCCGTGCAAGGCGTCGAGCCTCGACGGCCTCACGCCAAGCCTGTGGATCGCGGACGAGGCGGCAGAGTTCAAGGGGAGGTTCCTAAGCAAGCTTGTGAGCGCAGGCGCCAAGAGAAAGAGCTGTCTCGGCGTGATCATTTCGACGCCTGCGGACAATCCCGACGGGATCTACCACGAGAAAGTCACACACGCCGAGGCCATCCTGCGCGGCGACATCGTCGACGATTCGACCGTGGCGATGATGTACGGCATCGATGCGAGCGACAGCCTGGAGGACGAAGAGGGATGGCTAAAGGCGAACCCAGGCGCGGAGTACGGTCAACCGGCGGTGAAATCAATTCGGCGCGCGTGGACGAGCGCCAAAACCACCCCGATGGGGCGCTCAGAATTTGCGCGCTACAACTGTTGCCGCATGACCGACTCGACTGGCGGATGGCTTGATATGTCCCTGTGGCCTGCGCCTACGGAAATCGACTGGGAATCGCTGCGCGGTCGACCGGCGTGGGTCGGTCTCGACCTGTCGAAATCCCTCGACATGACCGCGCTCGTGATCGCAGTCCCGCTCGAGGATGGCGCCGTCGCACTGCGCGGCCATTACTGGTGGCCTGATGCCGATGTGAAACAGCGCGAGCTCGACTACCGACTCCCCGTGAGAACCTGGGCGCTCGACGGTCACATCGAACTGACACCAGGGCGCGACATCGATTACCACGCGGTGCTCGCCAAATTGGTCGAGATCGCAGGGTTTTTCAGCGTTCAGACGATCGCGTTTGATCGTTGGGGCTCGACTTTCTTCGCCGAATCCTGCGTGAATGAAGGGCTCCCGCTTGCGACCTACTCGCAGGGGATCGCCACGATGGGCCCAGGATGCCAACTGTGGCAGCAATACTGGGTCGGAAATCGACTTCGCGTCGGCAATGATCCCGTACTTCGCAACGCTTGCCGCACCGCGATCCCGATTCGCGACTCGAATGGCAACATCAAGATCGATAAACGGATCAAGTCGACGATCATCGATCCACTGGTCGCCGCGATCATGGCGCTTCACGCGTGGGGCGGCGAGGCGCGCAGCGTTTACGAAGAAGCGTAATTTGGCGCATTCCCGCGCGAGCGCATGATCACATCATGCTCGCGTGCTCAAGGAATTAGTCCAACGCCTGTTCCCATCGTCGTGGATCGGTCACAACTACCCGATTTCATGGCTCGGTAACGACATGAGCGGCGTCGTACCGACGGTGAATCCGTTCCAGGCACTGCGATTCACCCCTGTGTACCGCGCCGTGACGCTCATCGCGAGCGACATCGCGCGCATCGAATCATCGATCAGCGACTCGCAGTGCGACTCTCTGTGGCAGAATCCATCGACATTCATGTCGGCGTTTGAGTTCCGACGCTCGATGCTGATGAACGCGCTCCTATGGGGCAACTCTTTCGCCGTGATCAACCGCACCGCGAGCGGCGAATTAGTCGAGCTCTTGCCGATGCTGTCGGAGCAGATCTCGCTCGATCTCTCGAGCGGTCGACCGCGCTACAAGACGCCGCAATATGGCGTACTCGAGGCGGAGGATGTGCTGCACTTCCGCGCGCCTGGGCTCTCAGGAATCTGGGGCGAGTCGCCGATCAACATGTGCAAAACATCGATGTCGCTCCTGTCTGCACAGGAGACGATGGCGCTCAAGAACTTCGCGAACGCTGGCAATCCGAAGATTGCGATCGTGCATCCGATGAAGCTGTCGCCTGAAGCGATGCAGCGCATCGAACGCGACTACATCTCGAGGCACTCGGGATCAGAGAACGCCGGTCGTCCGCTCGTGATGGCTGAGGGCGTCAAGATTGAGCGCATCTCGTCGACGCTCGATGACACCGGCCTCGAGGCCGCGCGCCGCTACTCGATCGGCGATGTGTGCCGCATCTACGGCGTTCCCGCCTCATACCTCAGCGAATCCGTCGGACCTTCCTACGGGACGCTCGAGTGGCTGTCGCGCATGTATGTCGACTCCTGCCTGCGCCAGTGGTGCGCGGCGATCGAGGGCGAAATCCTGCGGAAGCTCGGCGACGGCACCGAACAGATGTACTGGGATCTCGATGACTTCGTGCGCCCAGGCATCGCGGAGCAGATGGCCGCGCTGCGCACTGGTGTCGAGGGCGGATTTCTCACCCGCAACGAGGCGCGCGAATCCCTCGAGCTCGAGCCCCTGCCTGGACTCGATGCGCCTGTGGTCGCCATGAACATGGGCACCGGCGGCGGAACGACCAACAAGGGCAAAGACACCAGTGCAGAAGAGGGAACCCCGAATGATTTCTAGACGCGATTTCGCCTCGGCGCCTGCCGTTGAAGGTCGGACTCTGACCGGCATCGCTGCGGTCTACGGCCAACCGTCGCGCCTGATCCGCGAGCAAGGCCGTTCGTTCACTGAGCGCATCGACGCAGGCGCATTCGGCGACATCGGCGATGTCAAGCTCTACTACGGCCACGACGCGTCGATGCCGCTCGCGCGCACCCAGTCGGGGACACTGAAACTCGATTCGCGCGCCGATGGTTTGCACTACACGGCGACGCTTCCCGAAACCACGCTCGGCAACGATGTTCGCGAACTTCTCTCTCGCGGCGATCTGACCGGCGCGATGAGCTTCGGCTTCTATGTCACGCGCGACACTTGGAACAAGCAACGCACTGAGCGGACGGTGAACGCTGCGACGCTCGTCGAGGTGTCGCTCGTTCAGGACGCCGCCTACCCACAAACGACTTCAAGCCTGCGTCATGTTGGCGCAGAATTTCAAAGGGCCGTGGATGCACGGCTTGAACTGCACCTCCACAGGATGCGCACCTATGTCTGATCTCGAAAAGCTCCAGAACATCACCCACCACTACCGCCAGTCATTGGCCGCATATGAGGCCCGCACCGGTCACAAGCCGCAATCGGTCGACACCGTCGGCTCTGGCGAGGAGAAGGAAAAGTTCGCGCGCATGGATGCGGACATGACCGCGGTCGAACTTCGCGCGCAGAACGCCGCGCTCGAGGCGCGACTGTCGAAGATCGAGAAGACCCCGAAGTTCAACGCTCGCGTCCCTGGCGCGCGCGCCGATCGCATTGAGTCTTCCGACGACTACACGAACCGCTACATGAGCGCACTCCTGAGCGGTGATCAGCGCGAGCTCCGCGCCGTGACCGCACTGGCAAGCGACTCCGCAGGCGCAGGCATTCCGACCGACATGGAGCGCCGCATCGTCGAGCGCATGTATCAACAGTCAGTGATGCGCCAGCTCGGCGTGGTCAACCAGGTCGACTCAAAGCGGACGATCACGATCGAAAGCGGTCTCCCGACCACGACCAAGACCGCGGAATCCATTGCAGACCCAGGCACTGGCACCGCAGCGACTCTCACTTTCCCGACCTTCGGCACTCAGATCAGTGTCGCGTACACCAAGTACGTCACGCCGGTCAAGATGTCGCAGGAATTCCTCGAGGACGCCATCGGTAGCGGTGGCATCGGCAGCGGCATGGACTATGTCGCGCGCAAGTGCGCGCAATCGATGGCACTGAAGCACGACGAGGTGTTCACGATGGGCGACGGCTCTGGCGACCCGCAAGGCGTGGCGCTCAAGGCGCTGATCACCGCTACCACGAACATCGGAAGTGTCGGAACGGTCGCCGCGATCACTGCCGACAATCTGATCGACACCTACCACCTGGTTCCCGTTCCGTACCGATCCTCGCCAAAGTTCTCGTGGCTGCTGTCTGACGCGGTGCTGAAGACCGCGCGCAAGCTGAAGACCACGAACGGCGACTTCATTTTCTCGCCCAACAACACCGGCGCCGGCCAGATGACCGTCGGCCTGCCTGCAACCATCTACGGCGTTCCGTATGCGCTGTCGCAGTGGCTCCCAACCGACACCAACGCGCTCGGATCGGGAGCCGCTGGCGTTCTCGCGAACACCGATGTTCTCGCAGTGATCGGCGATTTCTCGTACTTCGAGATCTTCGACCGCACTGGAATCACCAGTCTGATCGATCCGTACTCCGCGGCGTTGAACGGACAGACCACGCTCTACATGTACTCGCGCACTGATTCGCGCGTGATGCAGAACGAGGCATTCGCAACCATCTCGGCATGAGCCTTTTCGCGCGCCTTCGGGCTCGCATTTTGGGGGCGATCGGAGAAATCCAATCGCCTCCTTTCCATGACGATTCCTCTAAGCCAGATCAAGTCAACGCTGCGCATCGACTTTGATGACGATGATGCAGCATTGATTCGCCTGCGCGAGACCGCGATCTCGCTGATCGAGCGCCGGACTCAGTTGCTACTCACGCCAGGCACTCGCACGCAGTACCTGGCATCGTGGAAGGACGCCATGATCACGGGATTCCCGTTCGTGAGCCTCACCAGTGTCGTCTACTACGATTCGCTGAACGCCGCGACCACGATGCCTGCCACCGACTACTGGCTCGACCTGTCGGAGGGATCGTTTCCGATCCTGCGGTTCAGCGCGAACCCGACGATCTACAAAAACACTCAGCCGGTCGTCACCTACACCGCAGGCTATTCGGTGATCCCGAACGAGGTCACGATGGCCGCGCTCGCGCTCATCGGCTACTGGTACCAAAACCCGAACGCCGCCGACGCTGTTTCGATTTCGTCGGCACCGCTCTCGCTCGAGTACATCCTGGACATCATCTCGACGAGGTCGATGCTCCGATGAGAACCGCGCACGGACGATTCTGGCGGCGCGCTCAGGCGTCACTCGCGAGCACTCGCCGCGATGCTCTCGGCCTGCGCGAACCCGCCTTTGATCCTGGTGCGTTCTTTCGCTGCGAATTGATGCCGATGTCGGTGATTGAACAGCCATACGCCGACGGGGTGATCGTGAAACGGACCTTTGAAGTTCGATGTCGGTGGCAAACGGTCGAAATGCTCGGAATCACGGAAGTCGATCGCATCATCGTCGACGGTCGCACCCTGCGCATTCAATCGATCATCAACCGCGATAACGACTACATGGAAGCGCAGATCTTGGCGGAGGAAATCAACTAGTGGCATCGATCGAACAAGCGGTTCGCGCGATGCTCGCCGCGAACATTTCATCAGGTGTCGCCGACGCTCAGATCACTCACGCGTACCGACTCCAGGACTCTCCGCTCCCCGCGCTGACCTTCGAGATCGAGACCACGACGCGCGCCGCGCTCAGCTCGCTGAATCAGTCGACCGTGAGATTCACCGCGATCGCGGTTCAGACAATCGACGCCGCCGACCTTGAGACCACCATCCGAAACGCGCTTGTTGCAGGCACCTACTCGGCGCTGAACTTTCGCGCCTGGGTGGTCGAATCCACCACGCTGTCGCCCCCTGTATCTGGACTCTCCGACGAACAAGAGCCCGCATCGTTCACTCTGTCCGCATCCGTGTTCTGGGAATAACCTATGGCCGTTTACAACACATCGAATTTCGTCATCACGGTCGCAGGCACCGCACTCCCCGGCATCGTGACCGCGAGCGTGACGCTTACTCTTGAAACCGTCGATGTGACCGAGATCGGCTCGCTCGATCGCAAGTTCGTGTCGGCCATCCGCACCGGCACGGCGAGCGGATCGATTTTCTACGATCAGGCGAACGCGCAAGTCGCGGCGCTCGAGGCCGCCACGCAGACCGGCAACGCCGTCGGAATCGTGTTTACGCTGCACAGTGGCGCGACCTACACCGCGTCGGCTTATGTCACTTCGTTCGTCGTGAACGCTGCCGTCGCCGATGTGGTCAAGAGCGATTTCACCCTCCAGTTCACCGGAACTACCACCATTGGCTGATATCCGCGACATCATGCGACTCAAGCCGGTCGAGATCGAGATCGACGGATTCCCGTTAAAGCTCGCGCGACCGACGATCATGGATCTGATCGAGGCGCTCCAGGTCAACGCGACGAGACCGGAAGAGGGGCGCGCGTGGCTTCTGCGCAGGCACCTCCTAGACGATGCAGGCGCGGAGGTGTTCGCATCGATCGACGATGCCAAGCAATGCCCAGCGCACATTGCGGCGCCTGCGATTGTTGCCATCGAGCGACTGTACAACGAGGGACGGGACTAGTTCCAGAGGCGCGCACGGTGCTCGCGCGCTCTCTGAGGTCACGATCAGCACCGCCATGGGAACGCTCTGTATTGGAGCTTGTGATCGAATTGGATTTACCCGACTGGGCGGGGATGCGGAAAAAACTCGATGAGCTCAAACGATCCTCTCACCCTGGTGATCTCTAAAGCCGACGCCGAACGCCTGTCGGTTGAAATGGCAAAGCTTGCCGTCGTGATCCAGGACAAGATCCTCAAAGTGTCGATCAAGCGTTTCAATGACGATGTGATCCGATCGGCCTCGGCGCTCACGCCGCTCGCCTCCGGCGCCTCTCGCCGCGCGCTCGCGCAGAAGTCGCGGAACTACGGTGGGATCCTGTGGGGAGCCGTCGGCTACAAAACTCTCGGCAAGAAGAGCACCGACGACGGCGATCGATCAAAACACGCGCAGTGGGATTCGGCGGGAGCCGGTTGGCGCTCCCATTTCATCGAGGCGGGATATCACTCGTGGCCGAAGGGCCGTGAGAATCGCAACAAGGGCAAGAACCTAGGCCGCGCGTGGAAGAAGGGGCAGAACCATCGCGGCGTCGGCCTATACCACCGGGGAACATTCGCGACGATGCGCGCGCAGGCCGCAAACGCGCCGAAACTCATGGCATACATTTGGGCCGCGATTACTGAGGCGACAACACGATGAAACTCCCGACGCTGAATGTCGATTTGAAGCTGAACAGTAAGAACTTCAAGCGTGACATGGCCGCCGTCGGCAAGGGCGCCGCAGGCGTTGTCGGTCTCGGCGGCCAAAGAGCAGGACTCGGCAACGCCATCGGCTCCGCAGTCGGCAGCGGACTCGGCATCGGCGGACTCGGGCAGGCAGGAACCGCACTCCAGGCGGTTGCGATCCCGTTTCAAGCCGTGGTGGGAGCCGCAACCAAGATCATGGACACCTTCAACGAGGCTACTCGGCACGGCGCTGCCGTGATGGGAAATTTCAATGACATGGTGGACACGCGCGAGAGCGGATTGAATGTCATCTCCGCATCTCGACTTGCAGGCCGGGAGGAGAAAATGAAAGGCGAAGAGCTCGCCGGGGGCGGATCGATGTGGGATACCTTCGTCGGCGCCGGTCTCGGAACCGAAGGGCAAACTGGTGGAATCATGGGAGAGCTCTACGCCTGGGCGAAAGAGACGAAAGAAACGGTGAAGTTTGGCGTAGCGGTCGCGGGAGGACTCGCAGGTGGAAAGGGACTGGACGCGTCAATGCGTGAGGGAATGATCGCTACCTCTCCATCGCAAGGTGCCGCGCAGAGCTGGGCGACCAAAGAAGAGCTGATTCAACAGAACCGCCAGTTCACCCAACAGGGCAAATACATTCGGGAGATCACCTCGTGAGGACAACGGCTTCATTTCTCGCGAATCGAATCAATCTCACGATGGCCGAGGCCGACATTTGGGGGATCAATCGGATCACCGAATCGTGGCACATTTCGTCGATCACGCCTGGCGTCGATGTGAACTTCGACAACACCGCGCAGATCCTTAACGAGGCCGCGATCGGTCGCGTCGGCGCCGCCTACACCGTGATCGGGGGAACAGGCAACACATGGCAGGAAACCTGTCTTCTGCGCGATATCTCGTGGGCGAAAAGCGGGCTTGGACTTGTTGCGACTCTGAACTACACCGGACGCTATTTTGCCGCGAAAGGAGGGAGCGCCAAGGGACTCGGTCGAACGACCGAACCGCTCACCAGTGCTACCTCGATCAGCTCCGATGAGCTCCTACTTCCCGCGATGATCATGCCAACGCTCCGAACGCGCTCGAGCAAGGCGTTTCGGCTCGACACCTCGACGAATCATGTGGCATTGCCAGTCGCGACGGTCGATCGATCAGGCGCAGACATCGGTGGAACCCAATTAGTCGCCGACATCGATATCCGGCAAATGAACTTCAAACTCCGAATCTACATCGATTCCGAGTCGGTTTCGCTGAAGGAAATCGCGGTCGACATTGGTCTCGCCTACACAGGCAAGCGCAATTCCGCTGAGTTTTTCGGTTGTGAGATCGGCAGTCTAATTTGCGACGGCGTGAGCTTGACCCACCTCGAGGGCGAATACTGGGAGATCGTGATCGACTACACCTGGGACGAATACTCGTTTCACTCGCAGGAGCCGGAGCTGATGCCAGACGGCAAGCCGAGAATGATCCTCGCGCGCTATTACGATGTGAGGTGGACTCGTGAATACAGGCCGAGCGTCGATTTCAACGACATTTGGGCCGATGGGCCGATGGGCCTGTCGCAGAAATACCAGGCTTACGCCGGACGGTGGTACTAGTGGCCGGTCGCACAGGCATCGACTACCGACGCAACTCGAGCCTCGATCGCGCCTCGCGAGACCTCGACGGCATCCCTGTTGTCGTTGGATGTCTGGCTCGAATCACGACCGCGACGGCACTTCCCTCTCCCCAGGTCAAACGATGGATCTATGACTGGGTTGAGGCCGAGATCGGACCGGCGCCGGACTATGTGCCAGGAGCAAAACAGTACGGGATTGCAGGCACTTGCCTGAGCGCCTCGGAACTCTCGAACGGCGCGAAGATCTGTTACGGCGTCACCGTCGCAACGCTTCCCGCAGGATTCGCCGCCGTGCAGATCCCGATCAATACGACGGTTTGGGTCGTTCCCCAACGACTTGCCGATGGGAACATGATGTGGGTCATACTCAACACACAGGCGATCGATGGAGTGTGCTAAATGGCAGGAAACTACGACATTTCGATCGAGCAAGGCGCGACCTATGTGCTCACCATCACGCGCAACGCGCTGAATCTCACTGGTTACACGATGCGGATGCAGGGCCGCAGCTCTCACGCCTCGTCCACGATCGTCCTGAATTCGTCGGCGAATGTCACGATCACGACTGCACCGGCCACGAACAGCGTGATCACGGTCACCATCAGCGCAACGAACACCGCGCTCCTGCCTGCGCCGTCGAGCGGGGTCTATGACCTTGAAGCGGAGTCGCCTGGCGGCGTGGTGTATCGCATTCTCGAGGGCGCCTATTCGGTGAGCCCAGAGGTAACGCGATGAGCACCATCACCGTGAACCCTGTGGTCTATGAGGTCACCGTGAGCGGGATCACTGGCGGCGTCGGCGCCACAAGCCTCGATCAGCTCACCGATGTCTCTGTCACCTCGGCGACCACCGGCTACACACTGATCCACGATGGGACGCAGTTTGTTTCGCAGTTAGGCACAGGAACATTTGCCGCGGCGACGCACACCCATCCGCAGGCCTCTATCACTGGGCTTACGACATTCGTAGCGTCGACCACCACGAGCCTCCTAGATCTCAATGATGCCATCGTCGCGATTGGCACGATCGGTACCGCGGGGTACCTCGATGTCCCCGTGAGCGGGAACGCAAGCGCCGGACAGGTTGTCAAGGGAACCGACACGAGGCTCACCGACGCGCGTACCGCGGTCGCGCACACCCACCCAGCTTCGGCAATCAGCGACTCGACCTCGCAGGGGCGCTCGGTGCTCACTGCGGCGACGGCAGCGGATCAGCGCACCGCGATGGGTCTCGGCTCGATCGCCACATTCTCTTCGGGCGTGTTTTCGCTGACCGCGCACGATCACAACGCCGCAGTGATCACGAGCGGACAATTTACGCCGACGCAGATCGCCACAGGCGCGACGGGCGCGACGGTCTGCATCGGAAACGATGCGCGCCTATCCGACGCGCGCGCGCCGAACGGAGCCGCAAGCGGAGACCTCTACGGATCGTTTCCCTCGCCGAATGTTGGCAAGTTGCGCGGAACCACGATCTCGACGACTGCGCCGACTGACGGCCAGGTTCTGACCTATGTCGCCGGTACGGGATTTTGGACTCCCACCACGATCGCCGCGAGCGGAGATCTGTCGGGCACCTACCCAGCTCCTACCGTCGTGAAACTCCGCGGCAACGCGCTCGCTGTCGCAACGCCGACAAACGGCCAGGTGCTCACCTGGGTCTCATCGACATCGTCGTGGACGCCTGCGGGCGCGCCTGCCGCGGCGATCAGTTACGCCACCAACACCGCGGCGGCGACGGTCTCGGTCTCGACCACTGGCTACAGCCTGATCGGATCTCGATTGTCCCTCGCCGCGGGAACTTGGTTGGTGAATTCCACCATCACAGTCTCGCACACGACCGGAACCAGTCTCACTGGTTTCCGCATCGCATCAAACGATGCCACGCCAGTGGTGTACGCATCGACTGAGGCGCGCACCGTGCAAAGCGGACACAACATGAGCGTGAGCATGAGCGCGATTATCGTGCTTGCCGCTACGAAATCGATTGGCCACGAAGCGCGCGCCGAAAGCGCGGGAACGACTGTCCAAATTCAAACGAGCGCCACGAACGGCACGAGCCCGTACGCAACGCAGATCAACGCGATTCGCATCGCATAAGGCCATCATGCCCACGAACGCCTACTACATCGTCGCGAATGTAAACGCCGGTCTCGCGCGCCCGCTCAGTCTGACCGACACGAGCCCGCGCACCATTCAATTGACTGCCGCCGGTGCGGTCTACCTGGTGTTTGGATACTCGACCGAGGGAGCGGCGTCGACGGCGATGGGCAGCTCGCCGATGCTTATCACGACCAACAATGTCGTGACCCTCGTCGGGGTCGACCTGTCCAAGGCCTGGGTCAAATCACAATCCGCGGCGACTGTGATCGTGAGCTACACCTACCCAACTCCGAGCTAAATCATGCCAACGACCACGAAATTCATCGGGACACTCATCAACACCACGACGACTCCGACTGTGTGCGGAACGGATACCAGTGCGCGCGAGGTTTGGTTCAGCGCAACCGCGGCGTCGCTCTTGGTGTTTAACGCCGCATCGGTTGCGGCAGCGCACGCACTTTACGGAACGACTCCGAGCACACCAGTGACCGGCGATAAGGTGATGTATCTGCCTGCCGGTGTGCCTGTGCTAATTGTTGGATGCCAACTCTCAACCACCTACATCAAATCTGTGG